TTATGCCGTTTTTATATAGTTCACGGCAAGTGATAATTGAGCGCCATATACACTAGACCCATTAGACGGGTCTATTTTAGTCCAACCTTGATAATCCCATTCTTTAGTTCCGTTCTAGTTTTTCTGAAATCTGCAATGCAGTTTCAACGGATTCTATCAAGTTGAGCAAATCAAATAGCGTATTATGGACAAGTTCTATAGTGAGTGAGAGTGAAACCTGATACTTTGATCCGGCTTTTCGTGCTTGTTGATTGTGATTCAAAGTTGATGACTGCTAATGGTAGTTTCGCCTTTTCTGATTGCTTAATATCGTAAAGAACCGTAAGACCGCTTACCGTATCTAATCTCTCTTTTATCTTATCAAGTATTGTCACAAGCATTTAAATCACCATAAAATAAATGCTGATAGTGTAGTCATCTTCGGACAATACACTATCAAACGAATAAGTTTTTCCGTTGGTTTCAAGTGAAGAAATAACATCCCTGTTCAATGCCACCCCAATGCTTCTTTTTGATATGATTATCGTTGTTCTGTCATCTCTTACTTGAGTAGCATATCCTTGTAATGCCAATGCAAGACTAGATTGAACTATACATCTCACATTGTATTGGTTGCCGGAGAGTATCTTTGAGAATACCTGGAACGGCAACCGTGGAGGAGAATATAGAATCAGTTGCGATGGCAAATGGATCAGACATTTTACACAGTTCCGTTAAGTTTTACCTTAACAGTAGAAACACCGTTGCCAGCCGCTTCAATAGCCGCACCAATCTTAGTATTTCCAGAAGCCGTAATGGTGCATCTTTTATTAGTATCATCCCAATAGATTATCAATCCAAGGGTTACAACATCAGTAGAAAGCTTGTTAATTTCAAAAACGCCTTCAATTGTAAATTGACCAGTTGCACCACTCAGAACATCAGTGACAGCAACGCCAAAGATACTACCAACTAAAGCACCTTGGCCGGAAGTACGATCATAAGGTGCGGTTAATGAAAGGGTTTTACCCTCTTGAATATAATTTTTCATTTATTTGTTCCTTTTTATGTTTTGGTATTAGAGAGAGTAATTATACTCTCTCACATTAATTCAATTAGACACCAGTAGATTTGAACATTCCACGGTGATCTACGGCTTTTGCAGCGCAATCGATACGAACCTTATACTCTACTCCATCAACAGTCCAACCGGCTTGTTGTTCGAGAACAGGCGTCTGATTGCCGTCAAGGAAAGCAACAACGATAGTGTCATAAACGGAAGGATTTGCGACCATATACCAAACAGCAGTAGATGCAACATCTAAGCGGGCATCAGAAACAACAGTTGCCAAGCCCTGAACCATATTGGCACGCTGGAGCTTGTTAGCGGTATCAGGATCATACTGAGAACTTACAATTACCTTGGAGGTACCTTCTAACGCGACAGGCACTAAGATAAAGCCAGGGCGGATATTTAGAACAGCACTACCTGAAATATCAACCTGTTTCGCCATAGAATTTCTAGCAGTATCAAAAGCCGAAACAGATGGAGCACCACTACCAAGATTGCTGTGGTTAGCGTGGAAAAGAGCCACACTATCGGCCATTGCAGCATTAGCAGTCAGAACAGAATAAACAGTATCGCCAATCTTACGAGCAGCGGAGCGGCCCATTGCAGCAGGAATACCAGTCAAAGCGTTCAAGTCATCATTGACGATGGCTTGGCGAGTGATAGGGAATAACTTGCCATAGGTGCCAAGGGCAAACTGTTCGCGCTTATCTGAGAATGAACCATACTTGTATTCCTGTCCCTCTCCGATGCTATCGAGAGAACCAAACTCACTTACACCTACGATAGATTGTGTTTTGAAGTCGCTTACGGAAATAGTACGAGTCCAAAGGTTCCAAGTCTCAGGTGCAGTCTCAAATCCGGCTTTGGAGACTCTTGTTAGCCACATTGGCTAGCAAGTAAGGGAAATCGGAAGTAGAAAAAGCACGGCCAACAACAGTCATTTTATCCATTTTACCGTTGTCAGTAACGAACTTGCGAGCAACATCAACTAAACTAAATCCACGGAATTCGTTTGTGTTGTCCATCTTTTCGAAGCCGGCGCGGGCCAGTAAGGCAGACTCAATACCGCGAGTCATATTCTCTTTGCTATCAGTTACGGTTGTCGTATTGGTAATTTGTGGTTGTCTCTTGATAACTTCATCCAAGATCAATCCACGGGCTTGTTCAATAGACACACCTTTACCGATCAAATCTTCAGCAAATTCGACTGGCAAGTTAGCAGAGCGAACCGTCTTGGTGATGTCAGCAATACGGGTTCTTTCTTGCGCGATAAGGGCGGAAGCATCAACTTGAGGCTCAATAGAACGAGTCTCAACTTCTTTGTTTTCGATATTATCCATTATGGTTTCCTTTATGATTGTGGTTGTGTTCATCTGTTCTTCAGATGAACTTCTAATATGTGAGCGACTGTCAGCACCGATAGGAACAAGACTAATTTCCATAGGTTGCCAATCAACCGCCCTATATGTTTTTATTTTAGCGTTGTCTTTAGAAACATCTTGGTATTTAGAAACAGAATAACCAACCGAGATGTTACGAATCACGCCACTCTTTACATCCTGAACGATAGGCTGAACTTCTTCTCTATCGCTAAAACGAATAGTTGCTCTGCCTTGACCATTAGTGATCCAGGCTTTATCTACAACGCCAATAACGTTGTCTAACCCACCGTTGCGATGGGTATCTAATACAGGAGCACCGGAGTTAAGTCTATCGAGTTTAACACTCTTCTCGCTTACATCTAACTCCTCATAATATGATTCCCCAAAAAAAGGCTGCCTAAGAACACGCTCACCAGTAGTCCATACTACTTCCACGCTTTTATCTTCTTCTTTGAAAGTGGATGGACTAAACGATGCTCGTGTTTGTAATATCCCTGTAGTAATAGTGTTATCGTTCATTTCTTTTCCTTTGTATAATCGCAAGGCATTCGTATTGAAAGTGAATTCCTATCTTCTAATCTTTTAACTCTTTCACATAATTCTTGTCCGTCGTATGCTGTAAATCTTGGACCTTTCGACATAAACTTATTGTAGTAGTAAAACTGAAAGGATACTGACAATAGAAGCACGATTGTGATAATGTAAGTTATGATGGAGCTAACTTTGTTCATCAGTTCCTCTATCTGCTATAAGTTCTCTAAACTGTTTTTCGCCTAAATGAGCAATAAGCGGACACTCAGGAGGATGATTAAGTTGGCAGTAACGGAGACAAGTTTCAAGCCATTTTATACGGCCTTTTAGTGCTGCATTTTCGTCTTGGCATTGAATGTGGGTATCTCTCAATATTCTGACTTCATTGCTCAGTATCTTGATATCCTCTTTGAGAACCTTTATTTCATCTCTCAATTCATCTCTAAGTTTTCTTTCCGCATTGTCTAGGCTATCCTCTTTTCTATCTACTTTCAGTATGCGCCATATCTTGTAAAGCATTGCCAATATAGCAGCAGCACCAGCACCAAAAACAGAATGAGAACTAATAAACTCTATAATTGACTTTTCATCCATAGTTATCTCGTTTTTAGTATTCAAAAGATTGGTGGTTTCATACACCGAATAAAGTATCGTCATTGAGTTTGGCTCTGTTGATCGTTTTGATTTGCCAGTGCAGACTTGCGTTGAGAATCCTTTCTGCAATCTGCCTCTAATACTATCCCTAACTCGTCTAACTTCTTCAAATCATCTGAATACTCTTTCCAGAAATCATCAGGATTAAATCCTTGTTCTCTTACTGCTTCGCTTGGAGTGATTAGTCCAGTTCTAATCATTGAAAGAATAGCCGGAACTTCTCTTGCAATATCGATCATTACACGCCTCGGAGGCGTCCAATTACATACAGGAGCGAAATCGGCTCTATACAACCCTGCAAGCATTGAACTTTCAAAAAACCACTGCCAGACGCGACCAAGAAACTGCGGAACAATTAAATTCCATCTCCAATCATCAATCAATCTCTGGAATTCACCGCCAAGAGATACGAGCAGATGAGAAATTTACTTCAGATAGATTTCCTGTAAGTACCTCGTATGGTATTCCCACGCCAGCGGCTATACTTCTAAGAGAATGACCCAAATAACTTTCAGGTGCTGAAGGTTGCGGAGGATTTGACCATTCAATAGTTTTACCAGGACCAAGCGTCACCATACTTCCAGGCTCAAATGCAGCCGTATCAGTCGTTGCGGAAGATGAAGTCTCGTTAGCGTCATAGATAAAACCAGTGAATAGGTTAGAGATTATTTGTTTCTCTAACAGCGCATCCTCAAAGTCTGATAGTTTCTTGAGTTGAATAATAACTGGAGATAACCAACTTATTCCTCTTACCTGCCCAGGTCTATCGGCCCTATAGAGATGAATAACATCTCCGGCATTAACAAGTGTTGATTGACTACTTACCTCACCAGGATGATTGGAGAATATCCAATAACCAGTCACATTATCCGCTCCGTCGAACTGAACACCTTGGACCAAGTTCTTTGCTAAATCGTGCTTTGTGTGATCGAGATAGTCGGCCTCTAATACCTTTAGCCTTAATGGATTGATCTTCGTTTTATCGTAATGACGAACAATAAGAACTTCACCTGATTCAACTAAACTCTCAAATACGAGTTTTTGTATTCCGTAATAGTTAGTATTTCCATTTGCGTCGGCATCAGTAGAATCCGCCCAGGTGTTGTATAAAGCAAGAAAATTGGAATCATTAGAAGATGCCAATATACCAGTGCCAATGACATTTGATGCTAAACTCTGAACGATCTTTGCAGCATAGGCATTATTTCTTCGTAAATCCCTTGCTCTATTGCGAACGGTTACGAGTGCTTGAAGCACCTCAGTATTAGCCGAACTGTTAACAGTTTTCCAATCTTGAACCCTGCGCTTGGTTGAAGCAGCATCATAAGAACGAGTTAGCAGACCGCGTGCATTCTTTCTTTTCAGTCCGTGCCATAGGGCTAAAATATGAAACAATAGAATCAACTATATTCATCTATAGACCCCTACTATAATTTATTTGTATAACATTAAATGGACTTGAAGAACTTGAACCAGACGACAATTCTGCTTTCATTGACGCAAGAATAGACTGCATCTCTTTCAAGTCGCGATAGGTAATACTACGATCGGCCATTGTCACAGTCTTTGTGCCTGCTCGTATCGCGCTTTCGAGTGCATCTATCTCTTGTTGTGTTACGGTTGCCATTCTATCTCCTAAAAACTTTTTATTTTATATAATTACTTATAGATGATATTTGATTATCAATATCTAAATTTCTCAAGATAAGCATTTTTTTGAACTTTAGGCTTCTCTACTTTCACTTCATTTTTCAATCTGGCTTCATAATCGGCACAAGATGTATTGTAGGCTCTCTGATTATCTGAATAAAGGGCACTGAACCCATATCTCCAACAATCCGGTGCTTCTCTTCTTGTTCCTGGTTTCTGTATCCATTCTTGTCTTGGTCGTCCTTTTACAAGTCCCCATTTAGGAACTTCACAGGTCAGTTGATTGTAATATGGCATATCAAGTGTTTTAGAAAAATGAATATAGTTTTCGCCTTGTATCTGTAGTTTTAATCTTGAAAATAAAGTTTCTTTCGTTGTATCTGCCGAAACAGAATAAAACCTATGGGCTTTATATGTCTTTGATGATTTTGCTTTATACTCAAATACTGGTCCTTTCCCTGGCCTTCCCTTGATAGCAAATACTTTATATCCTTTCTGAGTCATCTTTAGAGCAAATTCATAAACCTGTAGAACAGCGTGGCCACCTGAGTCAAAACACGACGCACCTACCTTGATAATGGAACCGTCTTTTCTGAAATAATCTTTAGATATTACCTTTTCAACCTCTTGCCATAGTTCGCTTTGAGTTGTATTGCCAGGAATAACAATATGACCGAAGAACATAACATTCTTGCTTCAGTCCCCATCCTAGCAGTGTCATTTCTTCTCTATCGTCTTGTGTATCTCCCCCTATAGTCAGATAAACGACCTCATCGGGTATTCTGTCAATAGAAAAATCCTCGGCTCTATCCATCATTTTCTTGATAGGAGTTTGCTGTAGGTCTTCCTCATACGGCAATCCAAGTGTTGTATTGAACCACCCTTTTACTTGTTCTTCTCCACCTCTTTTTGCTTCAAAATACTCTTTTACAATAGTTTCAATAGATACCCACGGACTATAAAGCGACGATATATGAAATCCAGCAGTATCAAAAAATGGTGCCTCTGCTTTCCATACACCGTAATTAAGTGCTTCCCATCTATCAGCATCAGTCCATTCCTTTTCGCAATGAATACAGTGATAATGAGCCGTCTTGAAGTCGTTTTCTTTCCACTTTACTTGCTCCCAAACAAGCTTTTGACTTGCACCACAATGAACGCAAGGTATCCAATAATATCGTTGATCTGATTCGTAAAAAGATTTCTCTATACGAGAACTACCTTTTATAGTAGGAGTTGAAGCAAGCAGGATTTTTTTATTACGAAATGTTGTCGTTCGCTTTGACGCAAGAAGAACTGGATCACCTTCTTTGCCGTGCCGATACAGGAAACCTATCAACTTCGTCAATAAGCAGTATGCGGATTGGTCTTGAGGCTAACTGTGTTGGACTATTTGAACCGATTATAGAAAGATGCCCACCTGGGAATGTTTTATGAGCAATCGTATTATTGATGGCAAACATACTCCTATCACGAAGTTTAGTTCCTAACTTGTCTGATAAAGCAGGAGTATCTCGGAATAGTGGAGTTATTCTATCTTTAGAAAAAGCCTCTGCCATAGCACAAGTAGGTTGTATGACAAGGATTGGAGATGGATCGTAATGAACAAAATAACCTATAACATTGACAATTGCTTCAGTTGCGCCGAACCTGTGCCGACTTCATAAAGACAACAATCTTTACTTTATGGTCATTAATACAATTCATAATCTCTTGTAAATACGGTGTTCTTTCTGTTCTATATTTACCAGGTTCAGCGGATGATTCTGAAGATAAAATACGATACTCATTAGCCCATTCTGATACATTCATCAATGGTGGTGGTCTGAGTGCTTCTAAAGACTTTGAAAGTAGATTATGGACAGGCAAACTCATATTTTCTAACCGTTTCAGTGTGCTTGATAGGGCATAATTCATCAAGAATAGAGTTATATAAACTTTGATTAGATTGGTCAGCACACAAGCATAAAATAGCCTTCAAAGTCTCTGAAATAGTATAAGCCGTAATCGCTCTCTTTTCGGCTTGTGTATCGTTCTTCATTATGAATTGGTGTGAATACCAACTATACAAATTATTGTAAAATTCCATATCTTCTTGTATCTGTAGAGTATCTAAATTACGAGGATCAAAATGAGTATCATCATTAAAATAATTCATTATTCATCTCCAAATGCTTGCTCAATCAAAACGTCGGCCCTAGACAAATGATTTAGTGTGTCTGATAAAGCCATTGATAATGTCTTTTCAAGATCGTAGTGATCTTCAAAAGTATCGAATAAAGCGCCTATCTGTTTTGGTATATTTAGAATATTTGTTTTTAATTCCCCAAGAACCTTTCCCCAAATGCTTGCAATCTTCGATACATCTATCATTTGAAGTCGCTTTTCTGAAAGTTCAAACTCTATTCTATCACTTTCTAAATTCAGTTTTCTTATTCTGGCTTCTTTCTCTTCGTCTTTAGTTGCATCTGTCTTTGATTTATAGCGAATATACCACTGCACACATTCCTTTAGTGAGTATTTCGTTTGCTTTTGTGTTGCTCCGACTTATCTTTGGCAATCCCTTTTTTACTAAACCGACTACTTCAGGTTGAGAAATTCCAAGTATGTCAGCAAGAGTTGATTGATTTACTAAAAAAGATGTATCAGGTTCCATTATCTAAATACTCCAGTTCTTTTCCAAAGTTTTATACTTTTTTTCATTACTTCTTCTCCGATTTATCTGTTAGGATCATTAATTTCTTTATTTAGTTGTAATCATACAACAGAAAAACGTGCGGCTTACGAGA